TATCATTACCAATATGTACAGAGTGTAGTATTATGTAATGATATTATTCTTCATCAGGAGAGCCATCATCACCGGAATCAAGATTAAGAGTAGTAGTACTTACATCACCTACTATCTCCTGGCTATTATCATCCGGACTGTAAGCTCCCTCCTCATCAGTAGGAGGATTTAATGTACCATTCATTTCCTCCTCATCATCTTTCGGATCAATATACTCGTCTACTTCTTTCTCGCCAGACTCATACAAGTCAGCCTCTTCCAGAGCTTTCTTCTCTGCTTCTAAAGCCTCCTCGTTTGCCTGAGAGATTCTATCTGCAGCGATATCGTCGATCTTTGTGATATACCTACTATTAATAATTTGACTGACGATAGTCTCTACATTTTCTTTGGTAATACATTTTGCTACCAAAGAGCCGATCGTAGAATTAGATAGAGCCTCCTGAATAGCCCCTGATGTGTAGTCCCAGCATTCATCATAGGCGATAGCAAAGATATCCGACTCAAACTCTTCTACAGTATGATATTGAGTAATATCAATCTCTCCGATGATCTTCTCAATAGTCTTCTCGAATACGTTTGAGTATCCTTTGATAAACTCTGATGCCGCGTTCTTGTCACTGTCCTTCGGAACAGCAAACTTGTAGTAACAGTAAACAGCGATGATTAATACTACGAGTATCACACCGCCAGCAATAGTGGTAACTTCCATAAGAATACCTCCTTACAACGTGATTTATAGTTACTAAAATGTGAATCCGATAGTTCGGTAAAATTTTAACTTACTAAATAAAAGGAGGTGGTATGTTTGGTTCAAACACAGATTGTGGCACAACAAACAGTCTACTATCAAATGGAAACCACTAACCAGTCTTTTATAGATATGCATTACTTCTTAAAACAGAAAGGTATTAAGAACAATGCTTTCTTTCTTGTTTTATACGATAGAGATTTGGCTGGTGTAGATCCAAGAGATCCAACTCTTACAATGCAGATGAAAACTAAGATACTGCGAGAATGCTGCTGTAACTACTGGTATTTCATTCGTGAAGTAGTGCGTATACCAGTACAAGGTGGTACTGTAGGATCTGGTGTACGTTATAAGATTCATCGTGGAAACTTAGCTATGAACTTTTTGTTTGTGTTAAACTACAATATGTTTGTAGAGCTTCCCCGACAGCATTTTAAGACAGTAAGTTCATTGTGTAGATATCTATGGGTTTATCTATTTGGATCATCTAACTCAGAGATCATGTTTATTCATAAAGACCATAATGGTTCTAAGGGTAACTTAGCATCACTAAAGACTATTAGAGATGCTTTACCTTCTTATTTACAGATGAGTGCAGCTATTACTTCAGAGGGAAAAACTCTTAAGGTTAAGAATACTGTAGAGACAATGCAACATCCTTTGAATCATAATAAGATAGTTACATTTGCAAGTGCTAGAAGTAAAGCTTATGCTAATAACCTTGGTCGTGGTTGTACTATGCCTTTACAATACTATGATGAGTTTGCTTTTATGCTTTATAATAATATTGTATATGGAGCAGCTATGCCTGCATATTCTACAGCAGCAAAGAATGCGAAGGCTAATAATGCTCCTTATGGTATATTGATTACTACTACACCTGGTGATCTATTAACTGATCAAGGAGCATTTGCTTATCAAGTTAGAAATGCTTCTACTCCTTGGAGTGAACAATACTATGATCTGAGTTATCAGCAACTTGAAGAACTAAGATTAAGTAACACTAATTCTCCGTTCTTCTTAATATCTTACACTTATCAACAACTTGGTTCTGGTGAAGATTACTTTAGACAAATGGTTATTGATCTTCTTAGAGACTGGCCTGCTATTAGACGTGAAGTTATGCTTGAGTGGTCTAAGGTTGCAGGAAACTGTCCGTTTAAACAAGAAGATCTTGACGTTATAAAGCAATTCTGCAAAGAACCTATAAAGACTATACTACTTGGTAGATGTAGGCAGTATCAGCTTAATATATATGAGGATATTGATATGAGATATAATTGTCCTCCTATAATGGGTGTCGACGTAGCTGGTGCATTATACCAAGATAGTTCCGCTATTACAATAGTGGATTCAAGAACTACTAGAACATCTGCAACTCTAAATTGTAACTATATGCCTAGTGACGATTTAGCAGATTGTATCTATACCATCGTTACTAATTATCTACCTACAGCAATCATCAACGTTGAGCGCAATGGAGTAATAGCACCTAAACAGGTGCAATTAGAAGTCTCAGCATATCCGGTGACGGGTGTGTTTTCCTGTGTTAAAACTGTGACATATTGGTCAAGAGTCTTACTAGCTACAGCATAATCCAAAAGATAAGTGCGAATGCGGCGAAAGCAGAAAAAATAGTAAGAATGAGAGCATGGTGAAATACAAGCCTATAATGGTCCTAAACTCTCACTAACAAGCCAACGTACAGTTACGAAATTATTTCATTAGAGATAATACGTCTAACGACTAGCCCTTAACGAGGGCGGCAATATGCCTTAATGTAAAGCCTCAAGCTAATGGAGGAAGAAAAATCCAGCTCTATCTTATATAAGATAGATGTACATATAGTCTGAACTACGTTCCCCGCAAGGAAGTGACATGGAATTGACCATGGGATATAAGTTGCGATTATATCTAAACTAATTTGGTTTTGGTGTCTCAGTGTTGCAACGATTGTGTAAGACTTCTGTTAAGAAGAATCTATACTATGAGATAAAAGATAAGGTTATAGAAGAAGCCTTCGATGGATTCAGATCTGTAAAGAAGACAGCTAAGGTTAAAGTTTATGGTACAGATTCCAATAAGGAAGTAAGAGCACGGTTAATAGAGATTCTATATGATCGTGTTACATACCATAAGGATAAGTTTATTGCTCCTATACTTCATCATGAGATGGAGTCAATGGAAGTAAAGAAGAATGGTAAAGTTGAGCATTCTCAGAATAGTCATGACGACCAGGTATTCTCTTATCTTATGGCAATGAGAGTATGGTATGATGGAATAGATATAGCAGAGAGATATGGCATTAGAAAGAATACTATTAAGACAGATGAAGATATTGATATCGAACAATTGTCTGTAGAAGCTAATCAATTTGGAGGTATGTCTCCTGTTGATGTAGATCAGATGGTTTCTGAGATGAATGGTGAGGATACTAGTGAAGTAGAAGATCAGTTAGAGTATATTAAGAAAGCTAGCTCTTATACTTTAAATAAAGACTTCTATGAAGCTAAGAGTAAGAGAGATGAAGAATGCTTACAACAATTACTATCCACTAATCCAGAGGCTAGAAGAATATATGCAGAAAGATATCATCTTGATCTTAATGATGCTACTGCTGGTGGTCTAGTCAATAATGGCTTTGTAGATCTTCCAAGTGAACTCTTTGGAGATACAGAAGTTATGGATGATTATGATAATATAAACGACGACAATGTAGTTGGTAATCTAGCAGGGCATTGGAGAACATTACTGTAAGTAATGTCGAGCCAGGAATAGCATTACATTAAAACATTAAAGGAGGGTACTTCACATGATGGACAAATCAGTAGTCAGAGTCTACGACTTTAGCCCGTCCATGTACATCAAAGATGGAGATCAGTTAGATGATTACATCCCACGTTGCAATACGTTAGTGTTGCGGAAGATCGGTTATGATAAGGATGAGAGACCTTTGTATAACTTGTTAGTAGGTGATGGAGTCAGAACTATTGATGCTATGGGTTATGTGGTTCCGGTTGGAACAAAAGCGGCTAAAGGTGTTGATGAAGTCGAAGATCCGATGTGTGTTTACTGCGATAAGAATCGTAGTGACGAAGATGGTGAAGTCATCGGTGGTGGTTGTTGCGGCGATTGTTGTTGGTAAGAGAACTGCGGCTCTAGGGGCAAGACTAGTAAAGTCTTGCTCCTATATTTTGGTTTCGTATTAGATCTGTAACTTTTTTGTAATTATACGAAAGGAGGAATAGATTTCTTATGTTTGGAAATAGTCCGATACAGATTATCAACAGTGAAAGAGCTGTTGGTACAATCATATCAAAGTTTTCAACAGATTTCATCATAGATGTCATTCAGGATAATATTAAGATGAGATTCAGACCATTCAATGTAGGTCCGGCTAATTATCCTATAGTAATAGAGAATGAGTTGAAGATGGCTGTACAGGAGCATCCGGCTTATAAGGATAACTTTGATGATCTTAGACTTAAGACCTATAAGGAAATAGTTACTATGATCTGTAGCTTCTATGGACTTAAGGTAAGTCCTGATATTGAAGAGTATACTCCGGATCAGATGTTTACTCTTGCTACTATTCTTTTTGATATCTTCGTTACAAACTTTACACCTAAGATGGTAGGGTTCTTTACACAGTATATCATTAATAACAAGGATGATATCTATAACTCTATCCCTGATGCAGAAGAGATTAAGAAGAATAAAGACGCAATCGCTTATGGCAAGAAGATGTATACCGATCCTAAGCTTATTGTTATCCATGCTTCATTAAACTCTGTTCTTACTAGCATTGCTGCACATGATATACCTTTCAGAACTCTTATATTCTATCTTACTGATATGAATACTGCTAACTATCTACTTAGTATCCTTCAGGATACTAATGATATATACAAGTATCATTACGCTTCATTCATTAATGATCCTTGCACAAGAGCTGATTTGTTTACAGCAATTAAGTTTGACTTACAGAGTAGAGCTACAGATAAAGCAATCAGTGTATCACAGTACACCTCACCACAGAGTGGTGTATAAAATATATTCTAAGGAGGATAAAAATATGTACGACAAAACAATTGAACATGAGGCATTCACACAGGAGAACACAAAGGTGGTAGCAGAAGACCGGATCAACTTCAATGCACGGCACAACTATGCCGTAGTAGGCAAAGATGGTAAGATTCTGGCTGAAATTCATTTCCAGGAAGGTCCGATCAAAGAAGCAGGGCTTAACGGTATCTTTATGGAAGATTTGTTGTTGATGTGCGTTGACCGGCTTGAGTGCTTCCAGCATTCAGAGTACATGTGCAAGGAAAATGAAGATGCTATCTCCGGGATCATGGCTGGTGTTGCCGCGTTAAGATCAAGAACAAACAAGAGAAAAGATAGAGGTGTGGAG